TGATGTGAAGCGGCGCGAGAATGGGGGGAATCTGGTCTCGCTGATGCTGGCGTCGAATCAATTTGACTGCGAGGGCGTCCAGATTTTCGAGGGTGATATTGTCAAATTTGTGCACGGCGGGATAAGGACCGGCATCGTCGAATGCCGCCCGGAGCATTTCTGTTATTGGCAAGTCAAAGTTCCGGGCGATCATTTCGGCCTCGGATGGGTCGTAAATTGCTGCACCGGGATCGTCGTAACCGGCAACCGATACGCAGACCGGGAATGGCTGGAAGATAAGGGACTGGCGGGATTGCTGGATGATGAGTTTGTCAATCAGGCCGCAACAAACATCGCTGAGGCTGTAGAAGAAATGGACCGGATGCTAAGCGAGAGGGCGGCAAAACACCCAGAGGATTTCTTTGCGAGTCCTAAACTGGCCACGACATCAATCGACCCAGATAAGGAAAAAACAGCAAAGGAGGCGATGGAAAAACTCAAGATTTTCTCAACCGAAGATTGGGCGCGGGATTACTCGAAAATCCACTTTGAACCGGACAAAAAAGAGGAAATCTGTGCGGATGAGCCGGGGGTGCCGATTTCGCCATTTAAGCCGGCTGACCCGGAGAAGGAGTCCGATGAATTTCTCGACAAGCAAGTGGCTGGAGGGAAGAAGATCGCCACAGTCCAAGAACCGGCCCGAATCGAATCAGATTACAGAGACGATGACGGCCGCAAAATCAAAGATGGCGACATCCTGACCTTCAAACTTTGCGGTCGGCGGTTCTCCGGGGAGGTTTTGAAAATCTTTTCGCCGGAAACGGCCAAATCTTCATGGCAGGTCTGGACGTATGATAGCCCCGGAATGAAGCTATCCCTCCGGCACATGTGCGAAGATGTGACTTGCTCCGAGGTGCGAGTTATAGGGCATATATCCACGGTCCGGCAAGGTGGGGTGGCGGTTCAGGATATTGGGATTCAGTTGTAAATTATAGGGGGCGGGGTAAATGGCGCGATCACGAATAGTTAGGCCTGAATTTTGGAGCGATGAGAAGATGGCGACGATCTCAAGGGATGCCCGGTTGACATACATCGGCATGTGGAATTTGTCGGACGATTACGGGGTTGTAAAGGGCAATCCGATGTGGCTCAAGAACAACATCTATCCTTACGAAGATATCAGTCAGGAGGTTTTCCGGGGGTGGCTGAATGAGTTGATGCGCCTGAAACGCATCGTGCCGTTTGAGGTTAACTCCGAGGGGTTTTATCTCATCAGGAATTTCCTGAAGCATCAAACGATAAACCGCCCATCTCAAACAAGAAACCCGACACCTCCGGACACACTCACGACAGACTCACTGAATGCTCATGACATACTCATCGACGAAACAGAGTATAAACAGAGTATAAACAGAGTTAAAACCGAAACAGAAACCGAAGAACGCGCGCGCGGAAAAAAGCAAAGCCCCCCGTCAAAAAGTTCCAGCCACCGACTCAAGATGAGGTGGTCGAATATTTTGAATCTCACGGCTATTCAGCCGATGCAGCAATCAAGGCTTTTCAATACTACGACGCCGGCCAGTGGAAAGACAGCAAGGGGAATCCGGTTCGATCCTGGAAACAGAAGATGATTGCCGTCTGGTTCAAGGATGAAAACAAAGACCGGCCTCAATCCGGATCGGTGTTCCAAAACCTCACAGGCCGGGACCGACAGAATGCCGCCGTCATGGATGAGTTTCTACGGCGCAAAGAAAGAGAGGCTGCAAGTGGACTTTAAAGCGTATGGCAAGGTCATTATGGGACTCGCAGGCAATTTCAGCGCAACGATCCCCCTGGCTACTCTGGACATCTGGCTCGAAATGCTGAAGGCCGACGGGATCACATACCAGGAATTGCAACAGGGCGCACAAAAGATCATGCGAGAGAAAAAAGATGGGTACGGCCGGATGCCGACATATGTCGAACTCATCGAATCTATCCGGGGGTCTCAGCCCAAAATCGAAGACCGGGCCTTATGTGAGGCCAACAAGATTCTGGATCACCTACGGCTACATGGCGCCGGAGTCTGGCCGGAAATGTCCGATCCGATCACACGGCAACTGATGACGACACGCTGGCATTATTTAACATGGGCGGCCCAGTGTGTTGAGTCTGAAAATCACTGGTGGGTCAAAGAGTTTGTTGAGGCCTACCGATCAACCAATGCGGTGAATCCGGCGCTTGAGATTCCGTGCCAGGTTCGGCCGATGCTGAAGATTATTGGGGGGAAGGATGATAATCAAAGGGCGAATCATGAGGCTGAGAGATGTCGACGGCGGCGCTAAGTTCGAGGCTGGCCCCGTATCGTTCAAGATATCAGAAGATGAGGGCAACCTGATTTTTAAAGTCAGCAAGTGGGATTTGATACACGGCGATGATCTGAGGTTTGAACTCAAGATTCTGGATGACGACGATGCCGGATGATATCAAGTTCCTGATCTGGATATGCGCGGCGGCTGTAAGTCTTTGGATTGTTTCGGGATTGGGCGTCAAGTGGTGTTTGGGTTGAGGTGGTATGATGTGTAAGTATATGAGATCATTAGGCTATATTAATTTGATGGGTCCTCCCTTGGGGTTGTTTGACCTACGGCGAGACAAGGCCCGAGTCTCGCCTACAAAAAATGACCCAGAACCCAATGGAAAAAAGCACCCCAAACAAAGCCACGCGCCCAAGGTGCCACGATCACCATTGGGGCAATACCTATGTATAGCCCGAAACACAAAGTTTGATTTTGGGCCAATGGAGAAGTCGGGCCGAAAAATCTGGAAACGATTTTGACAAATTGGAGGGTATGATGATCGAGTGGTTGAATGCAGAAATAGAACCAACTCTTGTTACAGCGTGGGTGTTTGGGTCTATTTTCGGCATGTGTCTCTGGGCTGCTATTCAGGCTCTTGCCGACACATGGACCATCAAAACCAAACCCCGCAAGCGCATCGACAATCAGCTTAGAACCTCATCGTCAACCGAGGGCGTCCAGTGCTTCGGATGCAAGTTCGAGGCAAGCGGCGGGCTGGAATGTTGGATGTGTGTTCACCGGCCGGGGCTGAGGGATAATTTCGAGAGAGGTGACGAATGACCGACGATAAAGAAATTTTCAGCTTCGATGAGATAATCGATGCCCTTGAGGGGTTGGGTCGGGAGGTTCGAAAGGTGTTGGATGCTAAAGGGTTCAACGAGGCCATCCATAAACTCGCGGAGATTTTGGAGACTGCCGATTATGATTGCACCGCCCTGAAGGTTCAGCCCATCAACCGCCCCAGAAAACCCAAGCGAATAAAGCAGCCGCCCAGGTATCCCCGCCGATGCCGTCCGAGGCCACGGGAAACGCCGGGGGTGAATCCTTTGCAGAATCGACTTAAAATCGTCAACGGAAAGGGAGAGCAATGATTTATATTATACTTCCAGAGGTAAACAAGCGCGTTTTGGTGTGGGTGGAGGATGAGGAATATCCCTTTGTTGGGTATTGGAACGGCCGTGAATGGAACATGGAAACATCTTGCCTAGATTACGACACATACAGAAGCGGTATTTTTGGCGATGTTGTTCGATGGATGGATTTGCCTAAAAAGCCCACAGGGGTGCTGGGTGTGGAAAATAAAAACTCCGACACCCTGCAACAAGATGAAACCGGCGATATTGTCAATCTCAAATGGGAAGCTGTGTCCGAAATTCGGCCAGACGGCATAATCATAAGCTCGGACGAAGCAGGCTGTATATGTGAGCTTGTCTTGAAAGGCGAAAAATGAAGAAACACTTCTACTACGTCGCGCTTTATGACTACTACACTAACACATGGATTGAATGTTGTGCCGCCTCAGGAATCAAGCACGATGAAACCGGCAAGCAGAAACCGCCAAGGCTGGATGTTGATGAAGTAAAAAAGAAAATCAACCATGACCGGGATTCGGTGAAGCTGTTTCATTGCGACTATCTCGGCGCGATGACACAGGAAGAGTTTGAAAGGAGCGGCGAATGAGTAAAACCGAAACAAACCTAGAAAACGAACTCATTCAGAAAATGGCAGATTCCGAGCTTGCCGTGTTGATCAACTCCATGAACGAGCTGAGGAAAAGCATTCAGGCCGAACCGACAGCCGCGAAAATTGCGACGATGGAAAAGCTCAAGGAGGCAATCGCTAAACATCAAGCGGCGAAGAAAGAGGAAAAGCCAGAGATTGAACCCTGCTTCAATAACCGGAACGAAGTCCTAAAGCACCTGCAAGCCCTGGGCTACAAGGTAAGCAAAACAAAAATCTATCAGGATGAGAAAAAAGGCATCCTGCGAATGAACACCGACGGCAAGATTCCGCATTCAGCCGTCCGTGCCTATGTCGATGATCCGCGCTCCGGGTTAGGAATCGGAGTCTATGAGAGCGATGAAAAAGTAAAAGACATTACGCTCAAGATCAAGGAGAAGGAATTTGAAAAGCTCTGTGAACAGGTATCCATGGCCCGGTTTCAGCGCGAACGGGCAGAGGGCCTGCATATCAAGATCAGCGAATATGAAGCGGAGATTGCTTCACGCGCCGCCGTATTCGAGGCGATGCTGAGACAATCGAATGAGGCCGTGGCTGATAGGATCATCATTGCCGCGGGAATCAAACAGTCGAACCGGCAATTACTTATTGACTTATTGAATGAGGCGCTTATGGATGCTTTAGCGGCTTATGTGGCGCAAGATGAAATTATTGGGG